CGGTTTTAAATTGAATGGGTCCTTATAAGCTATAAACGACCCAGATCGACTTCGTTATATCTCTCTCATAAAAAAAATTCTGAATATATAAAAGCGGTTGCAAAGATCGCTTGTGGAAAAAAAATTCGGAAAAGTAAAAATCCCTCTGAGGATCGACCCTATAACAGATGAGTACATTCTGAGTGTCCCTGAGTCCTTCTGCAATCACCTAGACTGGTATGAGGGCACAGAGATCGTCGTGTCATTAGATGTTGATGGTGTTTATCTAGAGGAGGAACGAGATGACTGACACAATCTTTCATGTATACGATAAAGACAACAAAGTCGTCGCTCATTGTCTCAGCAACTCTTCCCTTGCGGAAAAAGTTCTGAATGATGAGATCGACATTGTGGATCATGAGATTGTCGGAGTCGAATGCGAGAAATTCCCAGAAGCGTCGTATTGACGCACATACATAATACTGTTAGAATGATGAAGCGTAACTAATCATTATGGCTAAAGGATTTACTGTTAAAGCAAAACAACCTGTTAAGCAGGAACAAGAATGGGATTACGATAAAGCACGGGAGATGCTTCGTGGCAAGGCAATTGTCTTCTGTATGCCAGGTCGCGGATGCTCCTTTACCTTTCTGAAGAATTTCGTACAACTCTGTTTCGATCTGGTACAAATGGGTGCCTCGATTCAGATCTCTCAAGACTACAGCAGCATGGTGAACTTTGCTCGTTGTAAGTGTCTTGGTGCAAATGTTCTTCGTGGACCTGACCAGATTCCCTGGGACGGCAAACTGAAGTATGACTACCAGTTGTGGATTGACTCGGATATTGTCTTCAACACCGAGAAGCTCCTCCAGCTGGTTCTGATGGAGAAGGATATCGCTGCTGGTTGGTACATGACTGAAGACGGTCGTACTACCTCTGTAGCACACTGGTTGGATGAGGATGACTTCCGTGGTAACGGTGGTGTCATGAATCATGAGACTGGTGAAACCATGACCAAGCGTAACAAGCCCTTCACGGTCGATTACACTGGTTTCGGATGGGTTCTGATTAAGCATGGCGTCTTCGAGAACGAGGGTATGAAGTATCCTTGGTTTGCTCCTAAGATGCAAGTCTTCGAGTCTGGCGAAGTTCAGGATATGTGTGGAGAGGATGTAAGTTTCTGCCTCGACGCTATCGAAGCTGGCTTTGAAATCTGGTGCGATCCTCGTATTAGAGTCGGTCACGAGAAGACAAGGGTTATCTGATGACTCAGGCAGTATATACAATCCTTATCGATGGTAAGGAAGCATTTACTGACCTCACAGAAGACGAATTCTGTGATAAAATGATGGACCTCGCTCAAGAGTTTTACGAGAGCGGGGTTCCCCACCCAGACACTGTATCTCATAAAGTATCAAAGTCTTATGGCAAAGATTAAGCAATCTCTTCTTGGTAAGAAACTCATTGAGTCCACTCCGAAAAAAACTCGGCAGGGACAGGGACAACATACAAAATACGCTGCTACCAGCCGTAACTCGGCTCGTAAGCGTTATCGTGGACAAGGAAAAGGATGATTGAAGAAGATCTTCGGCAGTGGATTAAAGAAATCTCTACAAAGAGACCCGAACTTAGCGGTTTTGCAATCTGTCCATTTGCTGAAGGTGCTTCTTACAAGATAATTAAGTCAAAAATCAGCGGCGTTGCTCCCATTGAGGGATGCGATGTCGCTATTTTTGTTGTAGAGGACCATCTTACATCCCAAGAATTACGATCCTGGCGCGAAAAACTCGATAAAACCTACCCAGAATACGAATTTTTGGAAGATGGAATGGATGAACCAACCTTTTTACTCGGGTTTCAGACAAATTTTGGCGGCGCAAACCTCATGTTAGTCCAAAAAAGAGACTATCTTCAGAAAATGAGGGCAATTTTAGAGAAAACTGACTACTATTCTATGTGGGATCCAGAGGTTCTAAATAAAATTAAGGGATAGCAACCCCTTTAAAAGTTCTCAAACGAACTTTTGGAGGGCAAAATGTCTAATCATCCTGTTCCCGACCATAATCGCGATATGATGCGGGAAGATTTTGGTACAGAATACCTAATCAGCGACCCCAACTCGGATAAAATCTTAAGAGAAGTTGTTGGGGATCATAAGCACGACCTAAAAAGACAGACTTTACTCCACGAACAGATTCGTAATGATGAGGATTACGACGATTGGGAGTATGGTACTGAACCAAGTTACGGAAAAGACTATAAATAATGGCGTTATGTACTGCCAATTTTGATGGCGAAGAGATCTAAGCGAGATTTTAAGGACATCTCCCTCTCATTTAAGCCTCATCCCGTCACAGGTGATGTAATGGCGATCAAAAATGAGAAGGCGATTCAGCGTTCTGTGCGAAATCTTGTGCAAACGGGTCTCACTGAGCGATTTTATAGCAATTTGGGCACTGATATTTTTGGAAGTCTGTTCGGATTTGTCGATTATGCCACTGGAGGCGTGATTGCACAGCAAGTTCTTGATGTTTTAAGAGCTGGTGAGTCCAGAATAGACAAAGTAACAGTAAATGTGGACCCCAGACCTGATGATAATGAGTTTGAGGTCCGTGTTTCTTATACAATTTCGGGAGAAAGTCCAGTAGCTCAAAATTATTCGTTCATCGTAGAGGCAACAAGGTAAAAAAATGCCCGTAAGTAACTTTACAAACCTAGATTTTAACCAAATTAGAGAGCAGATTAAGTCTTACTTAAGAGCTAACTCTGATTTTGAGTCTTTTGACTATGAAGGTTCTAACATGTCGATTCTTATCGACATTTTGGCGTATAATACTTACATTTCGGCATTCAATGCCAACATGGTCGCCAACGAAACCTTCCTGGATTCGGCAGCACTAAGAGAAAATGTTGTTTCTCTCGCAAGAAACATTGGTTATGTACCAAGATCGCGTAAATCTGCAAAAGCGATCATTGATTTTGACTTTAAATTCGATGGAAACAGTAATAGTGTTACTCTGAAGAAGGGATTACTCGTTGTAGGTAAGCAAGCTAACACTTCTTACACATTTTCTATCCCAGATGACATCACTGTAACCAGTCCTATCGATGGTGGATCCTCTACATTAGCAAATCCACCACGAACTGCAAAGTTTAGAAATATTTCCGTCTACCAAGGCACCCTTTTAAAGAAAACTTATACTGTTAATGGCAGTTTAGACCAAAGATTTATCCTCGACAACTCATTTGTTGACTCTGAGAGCATTAGAGTCTTTGTCAGGAAGTCTGGATCATCGTCTGGACTGGAATATTCTCGTGTAGACAATATTGCATCTGTCACAGGTGGGTCAAATATCTACCTCATCCAAGAAGTTAAGGATGAGAGATACGAATTACTCTTCGGTGATGGTCTTTTTGGTAAAAAGTTAGATAATGGTGATACCATCGAAGTTAGTTACATTGTAACTGATGGAAAGGATGGAAATGATGGCAAATTCTTCTCGTTCTCTGGAACGCCCGTCAGTGACGCTGGAACGCCCCTTGCCTCTTCAGTGACTCCTACCATCACAACGATCCAAACTGCCCGTGGAGGGGCAGATATCGAGCCCGTAGAGTCAATTAAGTACATCGCTCCAAGAATTTACTCATCTCAGTACAGAGCAGTTACTTCTAGAGACTATGAAGGCATTATTGCAAGCATTTTCCCAGAAGCAGAGTCAGTATCTGTTGTTGGTGGTGAAGAATTAGATCCTCCAGAGTTCGGAACAGTTGTAATTAGTGTAAAACCCAGAAATGGTACATTTTTGTCCGACTTTTCCAAAGAACAGATTTTAGCGGGTCTTAAAAAGTACTCAATTGCGGGAATTAACCAAAGAATCGTTGACCTGAAGGTCCTCTACCTAGAATTGGATGTTTATGCGTACTATAACTCTACATTGAGCAGTGATGTTGAGGGATTGAAGTCTCAAATCACAAATGTTTTATCAGAATACGGAAAATCTACTAATTTGAACGCATTTGGAGGAAGATTCCGCTATTCAGAAGCACAATGTATTGTAGATCGCGCAAATAAGGCTATTATGTCTAATATTATGCGCGTAACGATGCGGAGAGACTTAAAACCCATCTACAATGCGTTCTCTCAATATGAATTATGCTTTGGAAACGCTTTCCATGTAAATCCTAACGGAAAAAATATTAAGAGCACAGGATTCCGTGTCAAAGATAACAATGATCTATTGTATTTCACAGATATTCCAAATGATGACTTAGAAACTGGAAATCTTGCCGTAATTAAACCATCTTCTGTTGATGGTACAGAACCAACAGTTATTATCTCTAGTGCAGGAACTATTGATTATAAAAAAGGTGAAATTTTAATTAATACAATCTATTTTACAGAATCTGAATTATCTTCAGGTATTATTGAAATTCAAGCGTATCCAGAATCCAATGATATCATCGGATTGAAGGATTTGTACTTACAATTAGATATGTCAAATAGCAAGATAAATATCGTAAGAGACACTATTTCCTCTGGCGAACAAATCTCTGGAATTGGATATAATGTCACCTCTAGCTACTCTAATGGTTCTATTATTAGACAGAAAGGATGATCGAAACATATAGCCCACTTTCAGCAAGAGTAAAAACATACCAGGTAGTAGGTGATCAACCTCCAGAGTTTGCTGTTACTGAAAATCCGCTTTTGGCGGATTTTTTGAAGCAATATTACATCTCTCAGGAATACCAAGGTGGTCCTGTAGATATTGCTGAAAATATTGATCAATATATCCGAATTGATAACTTAACTCAAGAAGTTATTGGCGGAAATGTTTCGCTGGCGTCTAGTATTAGTGCTTCTGACGATACTATCAATATTACTCCCAATACAAAGGGATATCCTCAAAGATGGGGTCTTTTAAAGATCGGTAATGAGATTATTACATATACCGACAAAACTGAGACATCTTTTACGGGATGCGTAAGAGGATTTACTGGAATTACCTCTTATGATAACAAACAACCAACAGTAGAGAGCACTGTTGCAGGATCTCATGAATCTGGAACTTCTGTACAAAATTTAAGCGTACTTTTCCTTCAGAAGTTCTATGACAAGTTAAAGGGGATGTATGCGCCTGGTTTGGAAGGCGTAGACCTCTCTCCCACTCTGGATGTTAATAATTTCATCAAAGAAGCTAGAAGTTTATACGAATCAAAGGGTACTGACCAATCCTTCAAAATTCTATTCAAAGCACTTTTTGGATTAGAACCAAAAATCAATGATCTGGAGCAATTCCTGATCAAACCCTCATATGCAAACTATTTGCGTAGAGAAGAGTTTTCAGTAGAGTTAATTTCTGGAGATCCATTCAAAACAGTTGGTAGAACTCTCTTCCAAGACGCTGATCCCAATAATCCACTAATCCAAGCAGCTAGTGGTCCTATTTCAGAGGTTTCTAGCATTAGAGACAATTTTTATAAAATTTCAGTATTTGTTGGTTACGACGAAAACGACTTAATTACTGGTCAATTTAGA